ATTCTTAATATCAGATATCTCTGAGGTACCAAGTGTATGGGCATTCGAATATTACTGTAATCTTTCTGAGAAGTTAATCGGCCAACAGGTAAAAATAAAATCGATGTTTAATCCGACGGAGAGAACACCGAGTTTTGTTCTTTACTGTAATGAAGGAAGTTATCTATTCAATGACTTCTCTACTGGCCGCAAAGGTAACTTTGTAAAGTTAGTGTCTGATCTATATGGATTAGAATACTTTGAAGCTATACTGAAGGTAATCCAAGACTATAACACATTCTTGCTGCAGAATAACGGTGATTATTCTGTGGGAGAGTTTAAGAAACATTCTAAGTACGAAGTAACAGAGTATGTTGCACGTCCCTGGAATAACTTAGACGCAAAATTTTGGACAGACTTCAGTATAGATTCAGATACTTTAAGCCACTTTAATGTAGTTCCGTTAGAGAAGTATGTGATGGAGAAAAGAGATGAAGGTGAGACAGATGAACTAGTTATTAGTGGTCAGTATATCTATGGCTATCTCAGAGAAGATAAATCCCTGTATAAAATATACCAGCCTAAAGTTAAAGAGCATAAGTTCCTAAAGATTAAAAACTATGTTCAGGGTACCGATCAGTTAGAGTTTAATAAACCCAATCTTGTTATCTGTAGTTCTCTTAAGGACGCAATGTGTCTTAAGAAGTTTGGTTACAACGTAGAGTTAGTAGCACCAGACAGTGAGAATACTGCTATAAGAAGAGAGGTAATTGACATCTATAAGATTAAGTACAAGAGTATATGTACCCTATTCGATAACGATGAGGCAGGTATCAAGGCTATGCAGAAGTATAAGGATAACTTTAATATTCCTTATGTGCATTTAAAATTAGAGAAGGATCTATCCGACTCTGTAAAAACTTATGGTGTAGAAGGAGTAAGAAAATTCCTACACCCTTTATTAAAAGAAGCATTAAAGAAATAAAATTATGGATGAAGAAGTTACAGAATCAGCACTTAATAAAATTTTACAGAATTCAAGATATGGAACCATGCATGATTCAATCCCTACACCTACCTATAATAATGGTTACGAGAAGTTACTTGATCAGATTAGTCCGCTTTGTTTACCAGATCAAGCAGATAAGGTAATAGTTAAAATGCTTGACGTTATTAAAGGTTATGATGCTGAGGATACTCATCGTCACACAACTGATCTTCTAATGCAAATGGCTAGAAAACATGTGGGTTTATAAATTAAAAGAATTCACCGAGGACATGATTCCTGATGGTGCTGTAGGATTTGTATACCAGATGGATGTTATCATAGATGGTGAACGCAAGTCCTATATTGGCAAGAAGAACTTCTTTGCGGATGTTAAGACTAAGCTTAGCAAGAAGGCTATGCCTACTGATAAACGTAAGAAGACTTACAAGCGCGTAAGAAAAACTGTATATCAAAACTACTATAGTAGTAATGAAACACTTAAGGCAGCTCATAAGGCTGGAGTACAAATCAAAAGAACTATCCTAAAGATATGCTACTCTAAGACAGAGCTCTCTTATCAAGAGGTTAAATACCAATTTATGTGTGAAGTACTGGAGAAAGACTTCTGGTTAAACGCTAACATACTTGGTAGGTTCTATAAACAAAAGTAATATGGCAAGCTTAAAAACAGCAACCTTATTTGCAGCATTAAAAGATGCTGGTGTAACAAATGTAGAAATTAGATATGATGGCGGAGGAGACTCTGGCCAGGTAGAAGATGTAGAATTTTATGGAGATAATATAGATAGCTCTGCCCTTAACGATAAGTTTGAGGGAAACCTGCAAGACTTAGGTTATTATATACTTGAACAGCATTACAACTGGGATTGGTATAATAATGATGGTGGTTATGGAACTATAAATATTGAACTTATAGATGAGCCTGTAATACTTATTGACGGTTATGTTAGATCTGTTACTGATGCTCATGATTCAGTTAATATTACAGATATAAACTGGGAAGAATAATGGCGCATCCATATGATCATGCTCGCAGCTCTGCTAAGAAGTGGGGTGGTGAGCCTGAGGAATACATGCACATTCATGAATGGTTTGATGCTACTAAGGCCTGGTATGGTCATAGTATGCATAGATTATTCAGGCACCACAGTGAGGGTATCTTTGAATGTGAAAGGGTCTTCGGATCCTTTTTTGTTAACTCTAAGGGTAAAAAAGTTATGACTCGCTATGTAGGTGAGCAACATGTAAAAGAAGATTGCAATGGTTATCTACCAAGTGCAAAGGAGTGGATCACTAATATGAATAACCCTCCGGTATGGATGTTAAAAACTTTAAAAATTGAAGACTAATGGGAGAAGTATTTAAACTAGATGAGACAACATATAAGAACTTGTTGTCAATGGCTAAGTCTGTAGATAGAGAGAACCACATTGTGGTTAAGAATCTTATTGACTCCTCAGATATTGAGGCCAACTTACCCTTTGTACTCATGTTATATAAGGAAGCTGGGTATAAGAATATAAATCTTGAACAAGATACCATAGAAAAGATAAAGAGCTTTACAGGTATTACTTATGGTTATACATTGACTTGGAATAACATATATGAGATTCTTCACAAGAATGTGAATGTTGATCCTATAGCTATGGCGTTCTTCATTAACAGATTTGCAGAAGAGTTAGGAAAGCAATTAGAAAATGCTGGTTTTACTTTCATGGAGAAATATCAACTAACATTAATAGCTAAAGGTAAATGACAAAACAAGATAGTCTAGCTAAGGCTAGCAAAGAACTGATGTTAAAGGAGCCCTTCTATGGGCTCTTTCTCATTGGGTTAAATAAACTGTGGAGTAACCGAGTTCCTACCGCAGGTGTATGCAAACATAATATAAACTTCCAGTTGATGATCAACGAGGAGTTTTGGGAAAGCTTAAGTCCGGAGCATCACATAGGTTTGTTGAAGCACGAGTTATTGCATATAGCTTTCTTCCACCTTACTATACATACCGATTTTCCAGACCAAAAGTTAGCTAACATAGCTATGGACTTGGAGATTAATCAGTATATAGATCCACAGTATCTTCCTGACGGAGGATGCACCATCGATAACGAGATGTTTGGCCCTATGAATCTTCCTAAGAAGGCAGGTTGCAGAGAGTATTATAAACTACTACAACAGGAGCTGGATAAAGGAGATGGTACTAGTGACTTTGAGAAGATGATGAAAGCTTCGGCTATGGGATTAAAGGTTGACGAGAATGGTAATCTTGTCCCTGACCATAGCACGTGGGATGATTTTAAAGACTTGAGTGAGGCTGAACAGAAGCTTATACAAAAGCAAGTTGAGCATCAGCTTAAGGAGATTGCAGAACAAGTAGCAAAGTCTAGAGGTACTATACCTGGTGAACTCAAGGGTTTACTAGACAAGCTTAACAGTAGTGAGCCACCTAAGTTTGACTGGAAGTCTTATCTTAGAAGGTTTACTGGAGGTAGTCAGAAAGTATTTACTAAGAAGTTGAGACGTAAGTTTAACAAAAGATTCGAGGATAACCCTGGTCTTAAGATTAAATTCCGTAAGCACATCTTAGTTGCTGTAGATACTAGCGGTTCCGTTAGTGATAAGGAAGTACAAGAGTTCTTCCATGAGATTGATCATATCAATAAGACAGGTGCAGAGATAACTATTGTACAGTGTGATACTCGTATTCGTCATATCGGGCCATACAAGGCTGGAGATAAGATAGAGATTCATGGTCGTGGAGGTACTGAGTTTGATCCCGTATTAGAATTGTATAATGAAAACCAAGATAAATATACTTGTTTAGTATATCTAACTGATGGTGAATGTAGTTGTAGTGTAAAGCCGAGAGGCAAAATGTTGTGGGTAATCTCTACCCGTGGAAGTATAAACGAAGACCTACCTGGTCCACAAATTAAATTAAACTAAGTATTATGAGCGCAAATCAAGTTAACTTAAACACAGACGAGTTGAAGACCTTTATCGGTCACATTGTAAAAAATAATCAGCAGATTCAAACTGAAGGAAAGATTCCTGTAGCAGTAAACATTGAAGGTGAGGCCGGTATCGGTAAGACCACCACTATTTTGCAGATTGGTAAAGAGCTAGGACTAGATGTAGTTAAGTTAAATCTTGCTCAGATCGAGGAGCTAGGTGACCTTACTGGTTTTCCTATTAAAGAATTCGAAGTCATTAAGACTATGGATGATGGCAAGAAGGTAGCCAAGTGGGTACCTGAGAACATCATGCCTATGTATATTCAGAACAAGTATGTTCCAAGTGGAGAAAAGCGTATGGGTTATGCTACTCCAGAATGGATCCAAGGTAAAGAGCAGGGTGGTATCTTAATCCTCGATGACTATAGTCGTGCGGACCAAAGATTTACCCAAGCGGCTATGGAATTGATTGACCGTCAGAAGTATATCTCATGGGAGCTACCAAAGAACTGGCACATTGTATTAACTAGTAATCCTGATAATGGTGACTATCAAGTAACATCTATGGATGCTGCGCAAAAGACTCGCTTTATTACAGCTTACTTAAAGTTTGATGTAGATTGCTGGGCTCGTTGGGCAGAGGAGAATAGTATTGACTCTCGTTGTATTAACTTTTTGTTGATGCATCCTGAGTTGGTT